TTCCAAAATCTCAATATATTCTGGGTGAGCATAAGCAAAAGTGTCCTGTTTTCCAAGCACTTCAGTACCCGCAAGGCTTTTTAATTGTGCGTGTTTACTGCGACGATATTCGTCTAAAAACATGCGGTCGGCCTTGGCTTTGGCATATAGTGGAGCTGTGTCTATGATGTACTGAATAGCTTTAGTTGGCTCGTTCATTTGATAAACCCTTCATAGTGTCGATAAGTTGGGGCTAGTTCATCTCTACCGCACCGCCTACTATGCTCGTTTGCCTCTTGTAAAGCCTGAAAAGCCCATTTGCACTTAGTGCATACCCAATAAGGCGGGTTGCCTGGTGCATCTTTCTTTTGCTCAATCATAGGTAACGGCCCTTTGTCGGATAATTAAGGCGCAATCTGCAATGGTTGCTCCTTCCACTTGGGCAAATTCAGGTTGATCGGGCCACTCTAAGGTCATGTTTTCGACCAACTTTGCGTCTTCCTCTCTCTGTTGTTCGGCAACAAGTTTGGCAAAGCGCAATACCTCTGCATCAGTAAAACTAGATTCATCAAATGATTTGTTTGCCATTTCAATGATTAACTCTTTATTCATATTATTTCCACCACATTACTATTATTTGATTTTAGATAATCCCTAGTTTTCTGAATATATCTTTCAAATTCAGACCTAGAAATGCTTGATTGTTGTAAATCTGCATATTGGATTAACTCACGAACCGATTGAATGCCCTCTCCAGTTAAACCGAGCTTGCCTGTTTTCTGGAATCTAAGTGCTGCCTCATGTAAAGCTTTCTGAGCCTTTTCACAGACTGGTAGCACCTCTGGCCCTACTCCAGCCCTTGCCATCGTTTCTGATAGGTTTAAGACCTCTGTAAGGGTATGCCAATCCTGAATTGTTCCCATTCCTTTAGTTATTGCATCCAAAGCTGAGTACTCCATCACCCTGAGCTTGTCTAATTTGTCTCTTTGGGTAATTGACGCACCGATGACTGCGTGCTGTATCGGGTCAATCAATGCCCATACTTTGCGTTTAACTTGTTTACGCATTTATTTAATCCCATGCGCTCGTTCTGTTTGTCTAATTATGTTTTTATATTCAGTAAATGGTATTAAAGAGTGCATCAAGTTATTATGATAAACAAAGAATATTTTTTCATCATCAATTGGCACTCTTTTTGTTTCTATATTTAGTACGTGCTTCATTCTCTCAATGGTCATTGTTGGATCGCAAACTCCGTCAACTTTCCAGTCTCCAGATTTAATTGCTGCTTCCATGCACTCTAAGGCTTCTGCTAAGACTTCATCTTTAGTCATTTGCAAACAAATCCAAATAGTGTTGGCATAAAAAGACCCAACGTATAAAACACTGTGTAGAAAATGCACACTATCAAAATCAATGTGATGCAACTCCACTGAACCGCCCAAAACCAAATCTTTAATGTCTCTATTTTTTCGTCTTTGGTCATACATCCTCCATCTTGTAGTTGAGCTTGTGATGTTGGAAGCGCATAGAGGCTTCCATTTCTAGTTCTTTGAACTTCTCTACCTGACCACATCTTTCGTAACATCGTTGGGAATTGTGGCGGTTCATCTTTTATTTCTTTTTCGGATTCCTGCAACTTCTCAGACAACCTTACTTCACAAGAATCAAAATGGCGTGAGCGTGTTTGCCGTGTCTTCTTATCAACACCAAATGGCAAATCGTGCCCACAATATTCACAAGGTTTACTCATATTGTTCCTTTAATGATTGCATCGCAAGTTGCATGTACAAGCTGAACTCCATCAACATACCAATTGCCATCAATATCACGGTGAGTGCATTGATTGACAAGCTGTTTTACTTTGTTATCACCAACAGGCTCATCCTTCGCTTCTTGCTGTGGTGGGGTGGTGTGACGCTTCATGTATGGAATAAACCCACGCAAAGTACGAAGCGCAGTCATTGCGTCATTGTTCACAGGGTCGTGAAATGGATGTTTTCTATGAAAGTGTTCTTCAATTACTCGATTGAACGCTTCACACATATCGTCAAGGTTGTAGCCATCCCACGCCACAGGCTCATCCTTTGCTTCTTGTTGTGGTGGGGTGGAAAGAAACTCCATCCAATAGCCCACTTCTGCATATTTAAGACTTAAATTTCGCTTCTTGGCAAACTCTGTGATGGCTTCCACCGCTGGGCTTGCCTCATCAACACTAGACAAAATTAGCCGTTTCTCACGCGAAGTTAACCAACCCATAAAGTCAAATAACGCTCCCGCAACTACTGAATGCGCCACAGGCTCATCCTTTACGACACTCCGTGTCTGCGCTTCTCCATCACTTCGTGACAATAGTGCGGCTTTAATGGCGGTGATGGCTTTATTTGTTGATACATGGTCATATTCAGCATGACCATATTCCCCGTCATCAAACCAGTTACAAGTTTCCAACGCCTCCAACGCAAGGCGTAACGTTTGTTCCAAACTCAATGCTTCGTCTTTAGTCATTGTCTTTGCTCCGTTTGTATTCACCGATCTGTCCCATCGTGCCAAGCCAGAAGATGGCTGTTAGCAGTGAGATGGGCATCGACAACCACGTAGGCAGGAACTCGAGCGATGCGCTGACAACGAATGGCCCCACGATCACAATGCCCAGTGCGATGAGCTTGTCTTCAGTTGTTTTCATACCTTACCTCTATAGGTTAATTCAGGACAACTATACACAGGAGCTTCCTTCCAGTTGGGACGATAGGTACTCTTGATAATTACTTTAGTTTCCATAATCTGTGCAGTTTTCTTCTTAGCCCTGTAAGCTCGTTTATGTGCAGCTTTCTTGTCCTTATTAATCAAAGCCCATTGACGATCCTTAGCTCGTCTAGCTTCAGCTCTCTGTGCGATAACATCAGGATGAACACCCATGTCAAGCATACGTTGCATCCACTTAGGTACAGATTTAATATTACTCATTTTGAAGCCTCTAAAAATAATCCTACATTACCTAAAGCATAGCCTACGAAGGCAATACCTAAGCCCATGTTACCTTTAACAAGTAAGTCCACAGCTACCACAGTGTAGACAATCCCTACTACAGCAATTAGCCATGCACTCATAGGACTTCCTCCTGCATCTCCATCATGCGTCCAGTTTCCATGTCATACTTCAACACACAAGCTGGGCCTGTATAGCCATTGTAACGATTCTTAGCTACAGCTATCTTAGTCATGTGACGTTCATTCTCATCCTCAGCCATACTATTACGCTCCAATGTAATCACAGCATCTGACAACTGAGCAATTGAGCCTGAGCCTCGCAGCTGAGACAACGATACAGCTTGTCCATCCTCGTGTCCTGCATTACCTTGAGGTCTACGAAGGTGGCTTACACAGATCAATGTAATCTCTAGCTCTTGAACCAATGTACGAAGCTTCGTCATCATATTGTCAATAGCCTTACGCTCATCTCCAAGGTCTTGACCAGATACAACAATACTGATGTGATCAAGGAATATAACCCTACAATCGCAAGCTTTAGCCATATATCTGATTCTGTTGCTAATGTTGTCCACATCACTGCTACCGAAGTGATCAAAAAGATAGATACGATTACTACCAAGAGTTGCATCGAAAGCATCTTTAAGCTCCTGTTCTGTTGTTGGTGTATCAGGTAAGTGCAACAGTTTGTTAGCGTGCAAAGACATGATACTTCTAGCTGTCTTACGAGTTGACTCTTCGAGGAATAACCCTCCAATGTTCCACTTCGTAGTGTTCAGTATATTAAACAATATCTCACGTAGGAACTGACTCTTACCGAGGCCTGAACCTGCTGTGACTGTGACTAACTCCGAAGGTCGTAGACCATAGAGAAGCTTATTCAAGCCCTTCCAAGGATACATCGCCTCAGCCTTAGCCTCAGGTTTAATAACTTCCTCCCACAGTGAAGCTGCATTGATAATCCCATCTGGAATGTAAACCTCAGCTCTCCACCACTCATTGACGAACTCTTTGGTAGCCCCTGCAATGAGGTAATCACAAGCATCTTTGTAGCCACTCAAATGCTTAACGATCTTAGCCTTCTGTCCGAACAGTTCAGCTACTTCCTTAGAAGCCTTCTTACCCGGCTCATCAGCATCGAAGCAGATAACAATATTCTCGAAACTATTAAGCCATTCATACTGGGCTTTACAGTCCTTCAAGGCCGCTTGTGCACCATTCCTGATACTTACTGAAGGCCACTGGGAGCCTGTAAGTTGGTATCCTGCCAAGGCATCAAGCTCTCCTTCGTAGACTGTGACGTATTTGCCACCAGCGTGAAAGAGCTGCTGACCGAACAACCTAGCATCCTTGAATGATCCAAGAATGCTGAAAGTTTTGTCTGCCACTCGTCTAACTTTTGCTGCGACTGTTGCTCCGGCATCGTCAGTGTAAGGGTAAAAGTGCTGTCCATTGTCTTGTGTAACTCCATACTTTTCACAGGTTTGTAGGTTAATACCTCTGTCAGGTATTGATTTAATCTGTCCCTTGATTTCTAACATGGGCTGCTTCCTCCGTGGCTCCGCCACTCTAGGTTGTACTGCATCTTGCTTAACTGTGAAGTCATCATATTCATTCTCATGATGTGTTTCATGGCAGTTAAAGCAATAGGTATGATTGTCATCGTATAAAGCACCTGCATCTGAGCTACCACAGTACTCACAAGGTATGTGCTTAATAAACTTTGACTCATTTGGCTTACGTACTATGCTAAGCATCTTTAAGTACCTCTCTAAGGCCTTCAATGGTGCTCAGAGCCTTTTTATCTGGGTATCCATAGTAGATGTCGCCTCGAAGCTGAAAAGCTGTGAAATCCTCTAGCATTGAAAGTGTCTCAGCTAAAGTCTTTAAAGTTGAACCACCTTCCAATGGAGCTGAAGGGAAAGGCCAGTTATCAGGGTTTTTAACAGTAGTCATTTTACGCTCGCTTTGCTCACTTTGTAAGTACCAGTTTAATTAAAGTTACGATGAAGACAAACAATGCCATCATCATAGTGGTGCATCTTCAACGGGTGAGACATATCCATCACCTAAGCGTTTAATGACGACATCAGCTACGTCAGCCATAACTCTGTCACGACCATTGTTCAAGATTAAGTCAGCCATACTGTCAATGACAGACCAATACCAACATTCATACTTAACGACATCCATGTCAATGTCATCATCAATTAGTTCTATAGACATAATTATCCTTTCAATGGGTTATAGTCTATTTTGCATTATGAAACTTCCACACTTTAAAGTACTATATAAGTATATTTATATATAAGTATCTTTAATAGTGTATTTAACTACAATGAAACGTCTTAGGTACTTCAGAGTACCTATATAGGTTAGGGTAGCATACTTTATCGATATTGTCAATAGTCCTTTCCATCTAAGGTGTCACCAATGTTACACTCACTGTCTTCACCTTCTACACTGTCGTCAATGTCATCTTCTGAGATCAAGTCTCTACGATCCTTTGTAGGTAGGTTAGCGTCCATCTGTACAGTTTTAAAG